CGAGCTTCAACCAGAGATATCCTCGTTCGAATATATCTTTTGTTGATGGAAGAAGACCGGCTTCGTCCGGAGGTTATTCCTAATACCCGCTGCCCTGCAGTAGGGACATTAGAAAAGGCGTTGAAGAACGCGCGTGCTGTACTCTTGCTAGAATTCCCAGGAATTCCGGAGTACGTTTACTTGCCCTCTGGCAAGCGCACGTGTGTTGCCCTACGCACCTCGTGGGATCGTTGGATCAAGTTATGCCTGGAACGGTGTAAAGATCATTCCAGACGGAAGGGTAGGCTCACGTTGGCCCTGAAGTCGACAAAGCGTATCTTTGATGCGCCCTGTAAAGAATGTGATCGTGGTCTGGCGAGCCAGTCAAAAAGGGAGTGGAGGACCCACGTGTCCAAAGTAGTTCCACTCTCGGACAGACCAAGCGGAAGGGATCTCGATGAACTGCGGAAGGCAGTGAGAGAAAACATTTCCGGTTGGGGTCGGCGGTTGGAGAAAGAGAGAATGGCGGAAGTGAGAGAGCCATTTCTTGGTGAGTACATCCCTGACCAGCAGGGGTGTTATGAGAAGCGAGCCTCTGATGGAGGTACACTGGCATGCGGTCCGGCCGATTACTCAGGTGATTGGTCTGCTGTGCGTCTTGGGTGTGCAAAATCGAAAGGCAAGTTCCGGACTGTAACTATGCAGTCCGCAGAGGTCAAGCGCGTGTTGACTCCTCTGCATAACGCTCTCTACGATCACATCACCTCCTTCGGGTGGTGTGTCCGTGGGGATGTTACTAAGGGGGATTTCGAGGTCATCGTTAAAGACCTGCGGAAAGGTGAGGTATACGTGAGTGGAGACTACAAAGCCGCCACGGACAATATCTACCTTGACGCGGTTCTCGTAATAGTTGACGAGATCGCGAAATGCCCGGAACTAACGGTCGAGGAGAGGGAGGTTTTGCTCGGAAGTTTTGAGAACATCCGTTACAAGAACAGCATTTGTCGGGTAGATGAACACTACCCGATCAACAGAGGCTCGATGATGGGAAATTTGATCAGTTTCCCGCTGTTGTGTCTCTTGAACAAGAGTTGTTTTGATATTGCCTGCAATATCCGTGATGGGAGGGATCGAAGCCGCAAGGGCAGGTTCAACGGTGACGATTGTATCTTCTGTGGTGATGGGGGCTTCTTCCGGGTTTGGAAGTCTGTCACCTCGAGGTACGGGTTCATCGTTAATGAAGAAAAGACGGGTCGTAGTAAGCGCTGGATTGACCTAAACAGTCAAACCTACGACGCTCTAAGCCACCGTAAGGTAGCCAAAGCGACCCTGGGGTTTCTTCGTCCTGCTCGAACGGAGCCGAGTGAGATGCTCGCG